CGCCGCCCGCCGCCGTGCCCGCTGAGTCCGAGGCCGTCGCCTCGGCCGCCGAGGTCGTGACCCCGCCGCCTGAGCCTGAGCCTGAGCCTGAGCCGTTCGTGCTGAAGACCGACCTTCAGGACCAGGCCAGGGAACTCGGCCTGCCTGTCTCGGGTACCAAGGCTGAGCTGGCCACCGCTATCGCCGCCGCGCCTGAGCCTGAGCCCGAGCCGGCGCCGAAGGCTGCCCCGTCTCTGTCAGGCCCGGCTAAGAGCGGCTGAGGTAGCCGATGGCCCTGGAATACGTGACGCTCGTACTTGACCTGTACGACGGCCAGGGCCTCCCGATCGCGATTGTCTATCCGTGACGTCAGTCGCCGTTACCGTCCGCGCTGGCGCGGGCCTGCCGTTCCATCCGCCGGTATGCCGCATCGGACACGCCGTATCCCGCACGGCGCGCCTCCAGGTACGCGCGGCGCAGGTTGCGCCGGTACCTGAACCGACGGCGGAATGCAGTGATCACGCCACTATGACGCCCGCCGCCCGCTATCGGTTGACATGAGCCCATAGACACGGGCAAGCCTGCAGCTCCCGGCCTATAGATGCCGTTAATGTTAGCGATGCGAGAGGAGGGTGCCCGGTGAAGAACGCGCACGGGGTCACGCCGCGTCCGGAGCCTGGTGGCGGCGAGGAACCTGCGGGCCTCCGATATCACCGCACCGCCCGCGATGAGAAGGACGGGGATGCACGGCAGCCATGCGGTCATTCGGTCACTGTACGCGCCGGAGGTGCGTCCGGGTGAGTGACAGCCTCGTCATCAAGCCCGAGTTCCGGGCGGTACTGGCGCACCGCAAGGCGTCCTCCGGCTGCTGCGGCGCGAAGCTCAACCCCGGTGCGAGACCGGGGACTTTCACCTGCCGCGGGTGCGGCCAGCCCTGCGAGCGGGTCATGTCGGACCCGGAGGAGGTGACCGCTCATGGCTGACGGGCTGTCAACCACGGTGGCCAACGCCGCGCTGAACAACATCGTCGGGACCAATGCGAACAACATCCAGATGCATACCGGGGCGCCGGGGCCGGCGGGCACCTCGAACGTATCGAGCGTGACCACCCGGCCCGCGGTGACGTGGGCGTCGGCGTCAGCCGGGTCGGTGGCCGCTAATGGCACCAGCCCGGAGTGGACGTCATGGGCCGGTACGAACGGCGAGGCCGACACGGACATCTCGTTCTGGTCGGCGCCCTCGTCGGGAACGTTCGGGCTGAGCATGCAGCTGAACTCGCCGGTCACCATGGACACGGGCGATTCGCTCACGCTGACCTCGATCTCCATTACGCTCCCGACCGCGTCGTAAAGAACGGCTGGATCTGGCCGTGGGATTCGGGACGCCCTACCTGATCGGCACCAGCACGCCCGGGACCGCGCAGACGGAGACAATCAACGTCTCGACGGCGACGGGCCGCGGGGACGCAATCGTCGTGGCGTGCGCGAACTCCAGCTCGGCAGGGGCAGCCGTCTCCGGCGTCGCCGACTCGAAGGGCAACGTCTACACCGCGGCGATCGCCGCGGTGTCCAGCAACGAGTTCGGGCAGCCGTACACCAGCGGCGGCCAGAACGCGCTGACAACCTCCGACACCATCACGGCCACGTACTCCACCACGACAGGGGAGAAACTGCTCATGGCGGTCGGCGTCCCCGGCGCCTGCGGTGCCGCCGTGGATCAGGCCGCGTCGGCGCACGGCACGAGCACGTCCCCGTCGGTCACGTCGGGAGCGCTGGCCATCGCCGAGGAGATGGCGATCGGGATCATCCTGAACGCGCTCGCCGGCGGCGCACCCTCGGGCCTGGGGTCGTTCACGCTGATCGACAGCTTCCAGTCCGGCAGCAGCCCGGAGGCGACCATGGCCTACCTCCAGGTGTCGGCGACGACCGCCGTGACGTTCTCCGGGACGATCACGAGCACGACCTGGTGCGCGTTCGTCCTGACCATGACCGCTTCGGGGCGGCTCGCGGTCGCCTCGCAGGCCGTAAACCGCGCGTCTTTCTACTAAGGAGCACCGATGGCAGCACCCCGGACGTACCTGGTGCACAACAGCGCGATGGTGACCACCGCCGCGCCGGTCAAGCAGCCGACCGGGACCGCAGTCCGCACCATGATGCAGCTGGCCCCGTCAGCGAGCGTCGGGTTCATGAAGATCCACGAGTGGGGATTCTCGCTGGACTCCTACGCGATCGCCGGGGAGGTGGAACTGCTCGACGCCGGCCAGGTGTTCGCCACGATGAGCACCGCCTACGCGGTGGCCGACATCCAGCCGCACAACGACGCCGAGGGCGTGGCGAACACCTCGGGATCGACCGGGCTGCCGCTGAACCTGGGCACATCGCTGTCCGGGTTCGCTACCGCGTCGGTTACTGAGGGCTCGGTCTCTGCCGCGCGGATGAAAGACCTTCAGCTCAACCCGGCCGGGCCGTACGTCAAGCAGTGGCCGCTGGACCTGGAGCCGCAGATCATCGGCGGCAACGGCCTGCGCGTGCGGATGACGTTCGGGACCACGGTCAACGCCTACATTTACGCGATCGTCTCGTTCGGTTTCTGAGTTCCGCTAACCCGGTCAGGAGGGGCTGATGGCGAGACTGGGCCGGGCTCGCCCGGCTGGCACGTACCTGTTCCTGGGCCGCACCGCCCCGGATCAGGGCGGCGTCGCGCATACCGCCACGGCTGCTCTCACCGTCACCCCGTCGTTCTCCGCTGCCCGCACGCGGGGGAAGTACCGGACGGCAGCGCTGACGGTCGCCCCGTCGTTCAGTCCGGCCAGGGTCCGGGGCAAGTACCGTACTGCGGCGCTCACCGTCTCGCCGTCGTTCTCCGGTGCCCGCCTGCACGGACATGGGCGCACGGCGGCCCTGCTGGCGGTGCCCTCATTCAGCGCGGCCCGCACCGCCGGCCATGTCCGTGCAGGCGCCCTGGCGGTCCACCCGTCATTCAGCGTGGCCGCCAGCGGCGGCGCGGCACCGGCGGCACCCCCGGTCGGGTCATGGTGGGGCCTCCACTCGGTGTTCGAGCAGCAGCGCAGCGAGTTCGAGGCGTTCATCTCCTCGCCGCCGCTTGCCTGCCCGACCTGCGGCGAGCCGCTCCGCTACGCCCCGTCTACCGGTGGCGCATCGGGTATAGAGCGTTACTGTCCGTACGACGGATGGCGGTATCCCCAGGACTACATTCCCCCTTCGCGCCCGTGGCCGGGCACCGTCTAGCGCCCCCGTAAATCTTCCTGCGCCCTAGAACCGCAGGATTTACGGCCTACGGCACGTCTCGCGTGAGTTCTTCCTGTTAAGCGCTAGCATTACCACCGTGACCCCCGTTGCTGTAAGCACCTGCCGTGACGGCGGTTACTGCCTTGCTCCTCGTTGCCTCTGGTGCGGGTGAGAACCCGTGAGGCAGACGACCACGGCAGCCGGCCACACCAGCAAGCACGTAGGCACCTCCAAGCACACCAGCACCACCAAGCACACCCCGGCCAAGACACTGACCTCCAAGACGGCGGCCGGCAAGACGAAGGTGACCGCGGTCGCGCTCCCCGTCGTCGGCGCCAAGGCGGTCGGCCTGTCCCTCGGGGATGTGCAGTGCTGCGCTGCTGAGGCTCTCGCCGCCTCGCTGCGTCTTTCAGGACGCCCTGTAGCGGACGAGGACGTCCTGGCCCTCTACTGGCACACAGCTAGCGACGAGGATGCGGGAGCGTCCGTCATGGCCACGCTGGAGGCCGCGTGGAGGTTCGGGCTAGGAGGCGTCCGGCCCCGATGGAAGGAGCTGGATGGGACAGCGGACCTATCAGGGGCCCGGCCGGGAGAACTGGGCTATCCCGCTCGCCTGCGTACTGACCATCATCCTGATGGTCATCTGGGGAATCGCGATCTCCTGATCCTCCAGGTCGACCTGCCCGGCCCGCATGCCGTCCTTGCCACCCCTGACGGCTGGTGGTCCTGGGGAGAGCTGCACGACCCGTCGCAGTGGCCTGACGCGGTGGTCGAGGAAGCCTGGGCCATCGGGTGGCCCCAGTGACCATCTGGCGCCCCGCGTACTGCAACAGGGACGACGTTCAGCGGTCGCTTGACCTCAAGCCGGGACTCGACGTTGACGCTGCCCTGGACCGCGCCATGATGTCCGCCGCCGACAACATCGACGGTCAGTTTCATCGCGTGTACTTCCCGAGCGACGACACCCGCTGGTTTGACTGGCCATCGCAAGGCGGAAGCGGCGGGGGCCAGATGGCAGAACCTTGGCGTTTGTGGCTGAACGAGAACGACCTCACCGTCATGACGCAACTTGTCTCCGGTGGCGTGACGATCCCGCTGTCCGCGATCTTCCTTGAGCCGGTCAACAACCCTCAGAAGAACCGGCCCTTTTACAGCTACATCGAACTGGACCGCTCGCAAAGCTACTTCTTCGGGAACAATTCCCAGACCCCGCAGCACTCAATTTCCATCACCGGGACGTGGGGCTACGGCGCCACCGCCGACCCCGCCGGGAACCTGGCCGCCGCGGTTACCTCCAGCAGCCAGTCCGCCATCACGGTCACTGACGGCAGCCAGGCAGGGCCGGGCGACCTCATCGTCCTCGGCTACGGCCAGTCGACAGCCCCGTTCCCCTCGGCCTACGGCTATGCGGGAGCCATCGGCCCGTACACGGGCGAGCGCATCCTGATCACCGATGTGTCGACGGTGGCGACAGGGCTCACTCAGTCCGGCAGCGGCGTGACGACGGCCAGCAGCAGCGACCAGGCGCTGACCACCACGGGCAGCGGGGCGCTGAACGCCGGCGAGGTCATCGTCCTGGACCAGGAGGACATGCTGGTCGAGCAGGTCGTCGGCGGGATAGCCACCGTCCGGCGGGCATGGAACGGCACCACCCTGTCGGAGCATTCCGGGGCGACGGTGTATGCGTTCCGGACGTACTCGGTGCTGCGCGGCCAGCTCGGCACCACGGCGACCACGTTCTCGAGCGGCGCGGCTGTCTGCAAGCACCGCATCCCGCCCCTAGTGCACGACCTGGCCATCGCGGAGGCGGCCAACCAGGTGCTCCAGGAGGGCAGCGGGTACGCGCGGACAGTCGGCAGCGGGGAAAGCGCGCACCCGGCGCCGGGAATCTCGCTGATGGACAAGTGGGACGAGTGCAGGACCAGGCACGCCCGCAAAGCCCGGATCCGGGCGGTGTAGCGATGCCGACGAGCAAGGTCATCCTGTCGGGTCCGCTGTTCAATGGGCAGGCCGCCAATGCCGCCAAGGACTTCACGGACTCCATCCAGCATGAGCTAGCGCTGATCGCGCAGACCTGGATCAAGCTCGACACCGACCGCATGACCAAGAGCGGCAGCGACACAGGGCAGGCAGCCGAGGGCGTGAAGCTGTCCGGCGGCAACGGCCAATGGGTCATCAGCGGCGGGATCAGCAAAGGCAAGTACGCGTGGCCCTGGCTTGAGGGCACGTCCAAGCGCAACCAGAGCACCGGGTTCAAGGGCTATAAGACGTTCTCCCGCACGCGCGCCCGCATCCGCAAGCAGGCAACCCCGTTCGCTGAGTCCCGCCTGCAGGAGTACATCGGCCGCATGGGCGGCGGTGAGACCTGATGGCGAACTTCACCGCCGCGCAGGCCGCCGCGTTGTTCAACGACATCCAGTCCTACGCGCAGCAACTCGGCATCTTCCAGGGCGTGGACACCCACGACCCGTGGAACGCGCCCGGGAACCGGCTGTACTGCAGCATCAACCTCGGCGTGGCCCGGCTGCTCCCTACCGCGTCCGGGATGATCTCGGCCAGCGGCCAGGTGACGCTTACCGTCCGCGTCTGGTCCTCGGCACTCCAGAAGCCGCTTGACGACATCGACCCGGAAGTCCTCGCCGCGGCTTGCTCGCTCCTGGGTGCGCTCGCCGGCGGATTCACCCTCAATGAATCAGTCCGGAACATCGACATATTCGCGCTGGTGGCTCAGCCCGCATGGGTGGATTTCGAGGGCAAGCCATTCCGCGTGATCGAAATTGCGGTGCCCCTGGTAATTAACGACATGTTCAGCGAGGTGGCCTGAAATGGCAAAGACGACCGGCCTCGGGGACCAATTTGCTTTCGCTGGCTATCTCATCGGCGGCGATATCCAGCAGATCAGCCTCCATGGCGGGCCTGCCCTGCTCGACGTCACCGACATCACCCAGTCGAGCCACTCCCGCCTCGGCGGCCTGTTCGACGGCGGGATCTCGCTGACCGCGTTCAACGACCCTGCGGCCGGGGCCGAGCACGCCGCCTTCAGTCCGCTGACGAGGAACGACGTCCTGTGCACGTATTTCCGCGGCCAGGCGATCGGCAACCCGGCGTGGTCGATGCAGGCACGTCAGCTCAACTACGACTACACCCGCGCCGCCGACGGCATGCTGACCGAGAAAGTTGACGCCGACCTCGACCAGTACCAGGAGTGGGGAGTCCAGCTCACCCCTGGTGCCCGCACTGACACGGCGGCGACGAACGGGACCGCGTACAACAACCTCGCGGCGTACTCCTACGGGGCGCAGGGCTACCTCCAGGCAGTGGCATTCACCGGGACTGACGTGACGGTGACCATCCAGCAGTCAACGACGGGCTCCAGCGGCTGGACGACGCTGATGTCCTTCACGCAGATCACCGGCTCCGTACCGCAGGCGCAGCGGGCCACCGTGAGCAACGTGACCGCGGTTGACCAGTACCTCCGGGCCATCACCACGACGAGCGGCGGCTTCACGTCGTTCCAGTTCGCCGCCGTCGTGACGGTCAACGTGAACGCGGGGGTGACCTCTTAGTGGCGAAGATCAGCCAGTATGCCCCGCTCACCTCACCTGCGCCCGATGACCTGCTGCCGGTCGTAGACGTCGAGGACGACACGATGGCCAGCTCGGGCACCACCAAGAACATCACCATCGCGGACCTGTTCGACTACCCGACGGTCAATCCGGGCGACGGGGTGATGCGGCTGCTCATCCCGATGTACATCTACCCGTCGTACTTCGATGAGGGCGGCGGGGCGTGGCAGCAGGTGCAGTCAGCCTGCCCGGCGGCTTCCATCGTGATCGCCAACGTGGCCAGCGGCCCCGGCGCGAGCATCAACGGCGACTTCACCACGCAGATCCCGCTGGCGCAGGCCGCCGGCCTCACGGTGCTCGGCTACGTCCCCACGAACTACGGCGCCACCTCGGCCGCGACCGTAGAAGGCCAGGTGGACGACTGGTACTCCTGGTACAGCGTGGACGGCATCTTCTTCGATGAGGCCTCCACGTCGCCGGGGACGGATCAGGCTTACTACCAGGGCCTCTACAACTACGTGAAGGCCAAGCCCGCGTCGGGGCGGCTGGTCGTCATCAACCCCGGCTCGCCCACCGACGTGTCCTACATGACCGCGTGCGACATCGTGTGCGACTTCGAGGATGACGCGAACACGTTCCTGACGGAGTTCACCCCGGAAGCGTGGGCGGCGGACTACCCGGCTGACCGTTTCTGCAGGACCATCAACAGCATCGACGACGGCGCTACTCTCGGCGCGATCATCGCGCAGCTCCGGTCGCAGCGGTCCGGGTACTGCTTCATCACCACGAACAACGCCTACAGCTCACTTCCGGCGGATCCGTACTGGACGGGGCAGCTGTGGCAGGCGTCCAGCCTCACCTCCTACCCGGTGGCGGGCGCGGAGGGCAGCACCGCCCAGACGCTGACGAACGGCTCCACGGTAACCATCTCGGGCGTCGGCGTGGCCCGGGTCACGAGCTCGGCGGCCGTCACCGGGATCATCATGCCCGCGGGAACCGCAGCCGCCCAGCAGGTGACGGTGATCAACGAGGGCTCTTACGGGGTGGCCTTCGCCGCTTCGGGGACATCGGCGGTGGCCGACGGCATCTCCGATGTCATCGCTCCCGCCACCTCAAGCTCCTACACCTGGGATTCCGGCACCAGCCTGTGGTACCGCTCGGCCTCCGGGGTGCCCCCTGCGGACTGGATCAACGTCACCGGCCCCGGCTACGGAGCCGACCCGACCGGCACGAACTACTCCGACACCGCGTTCGCCAACATGGTGACGAACTACTCCTCGACCGGGCAGCCGGGCTACATCCCGGCCGGCACTTACGAGATCCAGAACCCGCTGAACTGGAAGGTCGCCGGGCTGGTCGTCTACACCGACGGGCCGGCGAATGTGACCATCACCCAGGTCACGGGTAACACCCCGATCCTGCAGCTGGCGGGCGAGGGGCAGGTCATCGGCGGCATGACCCTGCGGTACGCATCCCAGCAGCCGAGCACGAGCACGAGCGCGGTCGGGATCGAGCTCGGCGACGACACGATCGGCGACTGCTTCCTGTCGGAGTTCCATAACCTGCGGGTGTGGCTGGCCGCGACGGGCATCGCGATAAACCCGGCGATCACGACCAAGGCGGGCATGTTCAGCTGCTCGTTCCTGGGCCTGACCGAGGTCTTCGGCTACTCGATCAGCGCGGTGAGCCTGGTCGGCGGTAACGCGGTCGGCGCGGGCGGTACCGGCTTCTACATGCAGAACCTGTACACCCACAACAATTTCTCGGGCTCCGACGCGAACTGCACCTCGCACGTGGTCAACATCCAGAACTACGAAGAGGCCACGATCGACGTGCTGAACATCGAGCACGGCGAATGCTTCAACGCGGTCCCGCTGCAGGTAGCCGAGGTCGGAAACGTCACCATCAGCTCCCTGCACATCGAGCACATCGAGCTGTCGGGCACGTCGCCGGGCTGGGGCCTGGTCGGGGTGGGCACCCAGACCGGGATGCTGCTGATCAACGGGTACGCGGTCCGGTTCTGCACGTTCACCGGCACCACCTCCAACGCGATGATCCAGATCACCGGCAGCGGCGGCGGCCAGACCGTGATCGTGAACGGCTTCTCCTCGCCCACCTCGGACGGCGGGGATTCCACGACGACGCTGGCGCTGGTCGACTTCGCGTCGTTCACGGACGCATCGGCGACGATCTGCGGGATCAACCCGCGCGGCCCGCTGGCCACCACGAACGCGATCAACGCCGGGGCCGGGTCGCAGCTGGTGATAAACGACGGCGCGCAGGTCACCTACGCCCCGGCGATCCCCTGGACCACGTTCGCGACCGGCGGCGGCCCGAACCTGCTCAACGTCAGCTCAGGCGGCAACACGACACCCACGGCCGGGCAGTGGTACTACGCCGACCTGTTCATCCCGTTCACCGTGACCCTGACCGGCATAATCGCAGGCTGCCCGAGCGGTGGCGGCACCGACAAATGGATCGCCGCGATTTTCCCTGCCGCCGGAGGCGCTGCCCTGGCCAACTCGGCCACGGCCGGGGTCACCACGCCTTCGAGCGGCACGAACAGCAACTTCAAGCTGCCGTTCACGGCCACGGTGACGCTGCCCGGCCCGGCGGTCTACAAGGCGGCGCTGCAGTCCAACGGGACCGGCGCCAAGTTCGAGGCGTTCGACAACGCCGTCGAGGGGTTCGTTACCGGCATCCAGTCCGGCAGCTTCGGCACGATCCCGAGCTTGTCGCCCGGCAGCACGTACAACGTCAACACCGGCCCGATGCTCAAGACCTACTAGGAGGGGAGCCTGATGGCAGTCATCCTCGATGAGTCCGGCGCCTCGCTCCTCGATGAGTCCGGCGCGCTCATCTACGACGAAGCGGGAGCGCCGGCGGGCGGGAGTGCCACCGGGAAGCAGTCCGGCCTCGGTGATGACCTGTTCGTCGGCGGCTACCACATCGGCGGCGACATCCGCGACGTGGCCGTGAACGGCGGCCCCGTCCTGCTCGACGTCACCCACATGACCCAGCGCGCCCGGACCCGCGCCGGCGGCCTCCGCGACGGTGCCATGACGCTGACGTCCTACCATGACCCGGCTCCCGGCCAGTCCCACGCCGCGTTCTCCCCGCTGCCGAGGGCTGACGCCATCATGACGTACCTGCGCGGGCAGGCGACCGGGAGCCCGGCGGCGTGCCTGAACGCCAAGCAGGTCAGCTACGACCCCACCAGGGCGGCTACCGGCGACCTGACATTCAAGGTTGACGGCGAGGGTAACGCCTACGGCCTGGAGTGGGGCGTCCAGCTCACGGACGGGCTGCGCACCGACACCACGGCCACCAGCGGGGTCATCTTCGACAACGGGCAGGCGTACAGCTTCGGGGCTCAGGGCTACCTGCACGCGGTGTCGCTGACCGGGACGGCGGCGGTCACGATCCAGCACTCCGCGGACATGGCCACCTGGAACACGCTGGCCGTGTTTGCCGCGGTGAGCTCAGCTCCGGCCGCGCAGCGGGTAGCGGCATCCGGGACGGTGAGCCGGTATCTCCGGGCCGTCACCTCGGGCACCTTCGCCTCGTTCAGCTTCCAGTGCTCGGTGATGGTCAACACGGCGGTGACCTCGTGAGCGTGCGCTATCACGTCCTGGTCAGCGACGACCTCATGGCCAGCAAGCCGTCCTGGCCGACCGGACTGCGGCCGGTCGAGCAGGAGCCGACCGACCCGGGCACCCACCCCGGCATGCACTGGTGGCTGTTCGAGGACGATGACGCGCCGCTGGAGCTGGAAGGCAAGAACGTCGAGCTGTCGTTCGATGTGCACGGCGCCCGGATCACCCATCGGCAGGTGATGGCCTGATGCCCCCGTTCCGCCTGCCATCGCGCGGTCCGGCCGCCGCTTACAAGACGTACCAGATTGCATCTCCGCTGGCCACGCACTGGTCCGTCACCACATGCGCTGACGTGGACTGCGAGGCGTACCTGACCGGGTGGGAATCCCACATTGACGAGGCGACGAACCTCGGGCAGCGCCAAGCCCGCTACATCAGGCGCGAGTCCAAGCGGAAGTTCACCGAGGAGCGGACCCCGGCCGGGCTGACGGTCTTCAAGTTCGAGGCGGGCCAGAAGTGCTTTGCCGAGCACAAGGCCCGCAACATGCGCCCGGAACGATACGTGGAGCGCGGCGGCGATCACAGGGGGAACCCGCGGCGGGAGCACCGGCTGCACACGAAGCCCGAGTTCTGGGTCGAATCTTTTTCCGAAAACCAGGAACGCCTCCGGGCGGCTAGGGAGCGCGGCTGATGGCCGCCAAGGAGGTGATGTGATGAGAATTCTGTGGCACAGCAATGGGCCATGGCTTTTAGCCGCTCAAATCAGGTTATGGCGCGCAAACCGCCATCTGGACACCCCGGCTCAAAGCTCTCGGCCACGACGTAGCGATCCACGGTTACGCCGGCGCGCAGCATCTCGTTGTCGACTGGGAAGGCATCACCGTCTACCCGGGCGGCGTAGAGAACGCCATCGGCATGGACAACATCGGCTACTGGTATGAGCAGCACCAGGCCGATGTCGTGATCAGCCTGTGCGACGCGTGGGCGCTGTCACCGCGGATGATGGCGCTGATGCCGACGGTGTGCTGGACGCCGGTCGACGCCGAGCCGCTGAGCGCGGGACTGTCCGGATTCTTCGCCGAGTCGGGCGCCCGGCCGCTGGCGATGTCGGAGTACGGCCAGCGGATCTTCCGCGAGGGCGGCATCGACGCGGACATGATCCCGCATGGCATACCCACGGACCTGTTCAAGCCGCCCGAGGACCGTGACGCGCTCCGCGAGGAGTCCGGGTTCAGCCCGGACACGTTCGTCGTCGGCATCAACCAGGCGAACCGGAGCGGACTGCGCAAGGCGCTGCCCGAGCAGATCGCGGCCTTCGCCGCGTTCTGGCGGCGGCACCCGGACTCCAGGCTGCTGCTGCACATGGCGAAGAACGGGCAGAAAGGCCAGGATCTGCCGCTGCTGCTGCGCAAGTACGGCATCCCCGAAGGCGTCGCGTTCTTCCCCGACCAGGGGGTCTACTCCGGCGGCGTCATCGGGATGGAGCAGATGCCGCTGATCTACGGCAGCGCCGACGTGTGGATGGGCTGCGCGATGGCCGGCGGGTTCGAGCTCCCGCTGATAGAGGCGCAGGCCTGCGCAACTCCGGTGATCGCGACGGACTGCTCGGCGATGACAGAAGTGGCCGGGCCGCATTCGTGGCTGGTGAAGGGGCAGCCGTTCTGGATCGGGGAACGGCATGAGGGCTTCTGGACGATGCCGTTCATCCACGAGATCGACAACGCGCTCGAGGACGCATGGATTGCCCGCGAGTGCGGCGAGATGCCCGCGCTGCGGCAGGCATCCCGTGAGCACGCGATGAAGTACGACGCGGACAAGATCCTCGCCGAGTACTGGGTGCCGTACCTGGACCGGCTCGAGGACAGCCTCGGCCTGAAGGCCACCCCGGCACGGCAGGGCGCCCCGCGCACGGTGTGGTCCCCGGTGATGTTCCGCGACGAGCTCGACATGCTGGAGATGCGGCTGCACGAGACGGGCGGCCTGGTTGACCGGCACGTCATCGTGGAGGCGGACGTTACGCACCGGGGCATCCCGAAGCCGCTGTTCTTCCGGGACGCCCTCGGCCGGTTCGAGGCCCATGCCGCGCGGATTACCGCCGTCGCTGCGGAGCTTGACCCGGCCGCCGCGCCGTGGGTGATTGAGCACGCGCAGCGGGACGCCGCGTGGCCGGTCATCGACGCCGAGGCCGCCGACAGCGACGTCGTGCTGATCTGCGACGCGGATGAGATCCCCTCCCGCTCGCTGCTGGAGAAGGCCAGGGCCGGGGAACTGCCCGAGGTGTGCTCGGTACGGATGCGGACGACCCTGCACGCCGTCGACTGGGAAGTCCCCGCCGAGCGCATCCCGCCCGCCTGCGTGATCGCTACCGCCGGGTACATCCGCCGCAACGGCGGGAGCCTCGCCGCGATCCGGGACAAGCGGGACCTGTACCCGGTGATCCCGGACGGCGGCTGGCATTTCTCCTGGACCGGCGGCCCCGAAGCGGCGAGGGTGAAGCTGGAGACGGCCACCTGCCACACGGAGCTGATCGGCACCCGCGAAGGGGACATGATCGCGGATGGCACCCGGTACCGGACCGACGAGGACGGCGGCGGCCTCCCCGTTCTCGCGGCCGAGGTGGATGACACGTGGCCGGAGTGGATCCGGGAGCGGAAATGCCCGCCGTCATGGTTCCGGCCCCGCGACCGGGACCTGTCCG